GAATCGTCTTCGAGCTTTTCAATATCCATCAATTCATCCATGAGGCCGGAGCCGCGTAAGAGGGTTTAGGCTTTTTCGGTTGCCGAGGTTCGTTAATCATCAGCCCAATGTACCTAAATGCGTCTGCACCGTGACTATACTGGTCATGCAACGGTGTTCGACTAAACGCTTTGGTATCCGGGTCAACGTCATAACGATAATGTCTTAAGCATTGCAGCCCGTCATGGCAATGCTCGCGGTCAAACCAGCAATTACTGAATATTGTACGCGCTGCGTTAATGCTGTCCACTATTGGGACGCGGGGAATAATTCTTGTTTTGAATCCGCTACTTCTAACAATTTCCTCAATCGACCTGCCATTAGCGGCTAATGTCTTGTTCTCAGCATCATGCGGCAACCAGAGCGTGTCATAGATATAGCCGTAGGTTTGCATTTTGGCGAGGTAAAAGCTGATGGTTTGCTGGCTGTCCTCAATGTATCGGATCAGCCGTGTTTCCATGCCGACGAACTGAAGGAACCAGATAGCCGTCTGGTCTGACCATCCCAAGTCAAAGATAGCGTGAACGGGCTTGGTTGGATCGTAAGGAACACGGGTAATACGACCATCCAATTCTGCCAGTTGCATTTCTTTGGCAAAGATTGCCCCATCGACGGTTTGACGGCAAAGACCTTCCCAAACATTGTAATACTGCTCAACATCTCGGCCTTTAAGCGTTTCCATCTCAATACGCAAGGTTTCGGGGAACCAAGGATTATCAGACCAGTTGACCTTTTGAACGACTGCGTTGTTTGGCGGGTTAGCCACAAACCGCACATACGTTTCATCTGATTCTAGTTCGGGGTTAAAACTAATCCATATCTCCGAGCCTTCCTTGCGGATAGTCGGGATCAATACGTTCCATGAGTTACGGCTGACGTTGGCGGCCTCTTCCACCCAGCATATATCCACGCCCTCGATAGACTTCACGCTGGTGACGTTGTTCTTTAGGCCAACAAAGATAAACTCAGAGCCGTTACCGCCCCGGATAGCGTCTTGGGTAATTTCATAAAAGCCGTTTAGGCCCATTGAATCGATTTGGTCAGACAGAAGTTTGTGAACAGAATCCTTGATCGACTTTTGCAATTCACGGGCGCAAAGGATTCGGAGCGGTTTTTGTGCGCCTTTGATTAGCAAGGCTCTGGCAATCCCCCAAGACTTCGCTCCACCGCGTCCCCCATACATGACGCGATACCGGCTATAAGCGGGTTTGAATAAGCACTCTAGTTTTTTGGGGAACTCGGCTTTAGCTATTGCCGACTGAACTTCACTTTCCATCGTCTTCCGATGGGTTTACAAACGTGACCATGATTCCAGACAGAGGGGAGCCGTCCGTATTCTCTAGCTGATTCACTTGAACAGGCTTGCCGTCCATTCTGTCCATCAGTTCTTTGACGGCCCAAGGCTCACGGGCTTCGGCTGCTGCAATCAAGCCCTCTGCTACGTTCCTTAATCGCTCGGGGTTTTGGACGAAGACCTTCCGCAGTTCGGCATAAAACATCCTACCCTTAGCTGCATTATGGTTTCCTTCCGGCGCACCTCGATTTGACATTTAATATAATTTCCAAGTTGTTGTTTTGTTTACTTCTTCTTTGCAGTCTTTGCTGATTGCTTAAACGCTGCTGCTGTAGGTGCGCCTTTGCTTCCCGGCGTACGCATTTTCTCTACCGGTTTACCTTCGGCCTTCTCGCGTTTAATCCGTTCCTGCTTGGCGTGGATGTTGGCATACAGTCCGGGCTTGGTCATTTGCAGTTCCAGTTCTTGAGTGAGGCCTTGGCGCGTTCTGCCGGGCCTTTGGAGTGTTTAACTACGCCTTCCATCCTCGCGCAGAAAGAGGCTTTACGGCCTTCGTCTTTCTTTGTCTTGGGATTGGGTGCGGGCGGCTTTAGGTTTGCATTGTTCTTTGCGTTGTACTCGGCGCGGCCTTTAGCGGTAAGCCCAGCCCCTTTTTCGGTCGGGTTGTAGGTTTTACCTTTACCTGTCGTTTTATGAGGGATGGGCTTATCGTGGGCCATGTTAGCTTGCCTGTTCCGTTTGCTCTGCTGCTGCTTGGTTAGCTTGATGCTGAGGAATGGCTTGTCCTTGAATCTTGTGGATAAGCGCGGCCACGTCTTGGTACGCACCCATAGCCAAATGTTTGAGGATCATGTCCACTTCAGCAATGTCATGTTGCAAGTTAATCATTTCTTTTTTCCTTTCTTTGCGGCTTCACGTTTTTCGGAGTAAGCAATAGCTACGGCTTGCTTTACAGGCTTACCGGCTTTTACTTCCGTTTTAATGTTTTCTTCGAACGCTTTCTTGCTGGTAGATTTCTTAAGCGGCATCTTCGTTTCCCTCAATAAAACAGACGTCTTTCCATGACATGATAAGGTATCTTACACCATCCTCAAAGTAAGGGCGATACTTAAGATATTCATCCTTACCCATTGTTCCAAAACGAACTTTTTGTCCGACTTCTACAGGTTGCGGGATCAATACGTTTTTGGCGTTGTATTCACCCAGGCCAGTAGCGACTACTGTACCCATATTGGGTTCTTCACTCATAACAACGTCAATAATTGCGGATTTCACCCGTTCTTCAGGTAATACGACAATTAAATCTCTAAGCGGTTTGAACTTCATTTTTTCGTGGCCTCCCTCGGCGCGGTTTGGATTCAATAACCGGAAGGGTTTCGAGCGGCATTGGCGGAATTACCATAGCTTCGTTTTCCTTTTGCTCCCCGCACCAATGATTTTGGCTGCAAGAGTAAGGTTTCGGAAATCTGCGGCACTCGCCTACTGGAAAACCTGCCACGAAGTAAATACAGGATTTGCAGGTTCCAGTAACATATATCTCAGCCATTCAAACACCCCCTTGTTTGGTGGTCAGAAAGCCCCGGTGTCCACAAAACGCCGGGGTTTTCATCTTTTTACATCCCGTCCTGATCGTGAGGGTAACGCTCATGCTCATAAACGGTTTTTTCGCCCATGTGGCCTTTCATCTCGCCTAGGCGACCATCGTGCATACCCATGTGGGATTCTTCACGAAGACCAAGACCATCAGCCTTGCCCATGCCAACGCCACCAGCGATGGGAGCCTTACGCTCGCCGCTCATATCTGATGAAGTTGCGCCTTTGGGGGCTTTAGCACCAGTTGTTGAAGGAACGCCACCGTCTTCTTTATCGACTTTAGACGCGCCTACGCGTTTTTGGCCTGTCATATCCGAAGACTTAACGCCTTTCGGTTCTACTTCTTTGTTGTAATAACCCATGATTTTTCCTTTAGCTAAAAGGGGATTTGCGAAATCGCATCAGGATTGTCACCCATTTTGCTAATCATAACAATACACTTACCGTTCTTGATGATCTCACCCCGTTTAATCATTAAACAGTCAAATTGCGAGTCGTCTGCAAACAAATTCGCTTCCTGTAACGCATCTAAAAGCGGTTTAACGCGGTTGTCCAAATCTTGTGTCCGCTTATTGGCAAAGTGAAACGTAATTACCGCAACCAGCCGATCATTTCCCAAATATTCAGCGTCAATCAGTTTCAAATAAACCGCTACGATTGCCCTAAACTCAACCGCATTTTTAGACAAATAAGTTCTGCGGTTACCATGAAGCCAGTAACTATTCACACTTGGCGGTAACGGTAACTCAAGCCTCATGCAAAGCCTCGATAGTCAGGGCCAACAAATCAAGTTCTTCCAGTTTGGCAATACGCATCATGCTCCGATCACCATGCAATCCTTGTGGGCCAGTATGACACGCAGGACACAATGGCACGATAAGCCAATCTGACGCTCTTTGAGCCATTCCTTGGCCTTCCCTTATGTGATGAACTTGAGCGGGTTCAAATGTGTTGAAAAGGGTTTTACAGACCACACAACCAAGGTTAGCCACCCGATCCATGTATGCTTTTTTATTCTTCCGCAAACTGCACACCTTTTTCCGCACCAAACGCCATAATAAGCTCAATTAACTCTGAAAACTCTGATTTGGTTAAGCGGCTGGTGCTTAAACCCAGAATTACAAACCCGGATCGGTCAATATTAGGAACCACGCGAGACTTTCTTAACCCTGCGGTAAATACGTCTTTCCAATCCTCGGCTGACAGTTTCTCGCCGTACCATTCGACTTGCTCGGCTATTTCATGCAACAAAGGCCACATCTTGGCGTTTTGCTCAATCGTCCGGGTTTTCTCTTTTATCGTGCAAACGTAACCATCCGGCGCGTTTTTAACTGCCAGCATGGCTTTTTTACGTTGCGCGTCATTCAATAATATAAAACTATCGCCAGTCACCCCATGATCCCCTATTCCCCTTTACCCATTGTTTTCGTAGTTCATCAAACAGTTTCGGGTTTTCCGGGTATTTGTCTCTTAAGTATGTCTGAAAGTCGCGGGAACCCAACACGGCGCGTTTCGCTAACAGATACCTCACTAGGCATTGGTACTTGAACTGCTCGTGTTTCTGTTCCTGATCCCGTGAGGTGTTGAGATATTCGTTGGCGGTACTCTGGCATGGTTTCTCCGGGTCGGGGAATAAGTCCAATCTCTTGACCTTTTGCTAATGTAAGTTGATCTGTTGAATACCAAGGAATCGGCGGCTTTTTCTGCTTTGGTGTAAGGTCTAGCTCATCTTCCCAGCGGCCTTGATTTAACCATGTAGCGGGGTGCGGAATAAATTCCTTGTCAGTTTCTTTGATGCGCCAGTATTCACAATGGTTTTGGATTACATCCATTACCGCGACCTGCTCATGCAATGCCAACCTTCTCCACGCCTTTTCAGCGGCCTTTTTAGCAACATGCCGTGGATACGCTTCCCAAAATTCATCAAAGCTCATTGAGTAACCCCCTTGCGCTTATAGGGTCGTAAACTTCCTCGATTTTCGGCTCCAGCCCTTCGCGGCCTTTCATGTTGTGAACACAAGCCAGCAAAACATCGTCGGTCAACGCGATAAACATATGCTTCGAACCTTTTGGAATGGTAATCATTGCAGGGGCCGTGAACGTCCCTAAGATCATTTCATCTTTATAGGCTCTAACTGATCCTCGGCATAAAAGGCTAACGTGGTCATGTTTGTGGCTATGCTGCGGGGCTGCGTTACCAGCCTTGGGTAAATCATAGAACCGCACCCAAATCCCATCCGCATCGGCAAATTCCATATACGTTGCCGGCTGTGGATCGCCAATGTAAACAACATTATCTAAATCGCTCATTCTTCCCCCTTAGTTTTGTTTCAACAAGAACAGCTAAATCCCAAGAATCACCCGTTTGTTCAAGAATCTCCGTTATTTCATCGTTAGTTAAACCAATAAAATGCTTTTTAACCTCAAATGATGGCTGGCAAGTTACCTGCGGCTGTACAGCACAACCTGTCAAAACCGCACAAATAAACGCTATTTTAGTTTTCCGCATTTCAAACACACTTGATAAACCTCGTCTAAACATCCTTTCCAACGCTTTCTGATTTGAAATCTATGCCAACAACCAAATAGTTTCTCGTATAGCCAAATCATTTAGGCGGCCTCTCTCTTGCAGTTAATTGTTGAACGCGCTCGATGCAAACATCATATTCAAACGATTGTTTAATCGCATCCGCTTTTAGCTGGTCAATCTGTTTAGATTGAATAAGATTGTAGGTTGCGGAATAAATGAGCAGGAACAGAGTACCTCCGAGGCAACCAGCTAACACCAGTTCTCTCATGATCTTGTACTCGTAGGGGTTAATTGCTCTTTGGTGGACGGAACCCAGCCTTCCCTGAGTTCCTTCAAAACATTGCTCTTCGGAGCCACGTTTACCCGGCAGACTTTCGGATAGGGGCTCTGACCTTCGCCACCCCAGCAAGCTCTCAACCTTTCCCGCATCGCTTGCTTTCCCCTTGCCCGAGTGTTTTGGTTATCCCGGCGAGCAAGGCGGTCTGAGCCAAAGAAAAACCCCGCTACGTTTAGAAAGGGGCTTGGCCCTGGGCGGGGCAGTTTTAGGCATGGATGATGGACATGACTAAAACCACACAAGCCCCTATCTAAAGATAACGGGGTTTCCATCATTCGTTGCCTGACTGCCAGATCAGACACGCATAGATTAAATGTAAATTTATTTATTGGCAACATTTAAGATTCTCCAAGCTGTTGCTGCACACAATGGCACTTGTCCGTTTCCAATGGCTTTAAGTCTGTCCACCCTAGCGGCCACCCCATGAGCCACTCGACCCACGTTGGGTTCAACTGACCACCAACTCGGCTTGCCATAGACGGTTCGTTCCTCAATGCTTCGCTTGGCGCATTGGTTTCTTTTGCCATGTGCGCTGTTGGAGTAGGCCATATTTGAACCGCTCCAGCCAATCCATTTTGTGTATTGTTTGGATCGCAATTTGCACCTTTTTTCGCATCGTTTGATATTGGTGTAGGCCACTTGTTTGATGACATTTTTACAGCCGATGCTAACGGATTGCCTTGGTGTATACCACGGGGATTGTCCAAATTTTTTCCTCCACCGCCGCCCGAAGCTATGGGAGTGGGCCACAATCCAGATTCTGTCTCGCTTATGGTTGGCTCCCACGTCTGACGCTGATATAACTCCCCATTCCGCATCGAACCCCATCTCGGAAAGGTCTCCAAGGACTGTTCCAAGTCCTCGAAGAGTGAGCATTGGGCTGTTTTCCACAAAGACGTAGCGGGGTTGTACTTCGCCAATAATCCTTGCCATGTGTTTCCACATGCTTGATCGTTCACCAGTGATTCCTGCTCCTTTTCCGGCGGCTGAGATGTCTTGGCAGGGAAACCCTCCAGATACCACGTCAACAATTCCTCGCCATGGCTTTCCGTCAAAGGTTTGTACGTCATCCCAAATCGGGAAAAGCGGGAGAATTTTGTCATTTTGTCGGGCGCACAATACGCTTGCGGGATAGGGTTCCCACTCAACAGCGCAGACTGTTCGCCATCCAAGCAATTTTCCTCCAAGTATTCCTCCACCAGCACCCGCGAAAAGAGCCAGCTCATTCATATTTCTCATTTATTAGCAAGTTCAGGCCAAATTTGTGCATAGTCATCAAACATCCCCCTTCTAGTTACTAGAAACCCTGTTGCGCGTTCTACTCGCGCAGCCAAGACAACCATCTGCCCTTTAGGTATGCCATGCCCCCGCCATTGCGTTACGGCTTGGGGACTAACTGCACACATTCTTGCTACCTCGGCTGGGCCGCCTAATAGGTCAATTATTTTGCTGCTAGATAATTCAGATTTCATCAATAAACCTCCTAAAGCAATCTTAACGCAAACTGACGTTAAGCCGCAAGTTAAAATAGTTGTTGACATAGGTATAAAGATAGCTTTATAGTTCTTCTGCGGTCATTTGACCGGACACTCAAGGACTAATCATGGAATCAATTCAAAGCAACCTCATCCTCGCCGAGCAATGGTTAGAGCATCAGCTATTGAAGTTTCATAACGAACACGAAGCGTTTGATCTGAACGATCCTGACACCTTACGCGCAGTTAAGTTAGGCGTTGCCATCGCAACGATTGGCAGTCTTTGTGAAGCGTTTCCCGGTGCGCGTGACTCTTTAATCAAACAGATGGAAAAAGCAAATGACTGACAACGACCACAAAGCCTTAATGGAAGAACTGGAACAACACGCTTACCGCCTTTTCGATGGATTAAAAGAATATTTATCTGAAGCCGATCAGCAATTACTCAAACTTTTACTAGGAATTAATTAAATGGCAATCATACTAAAACTGGAATCCGACAATCGCGAGTTCATTATTGCTCCAGCCGGCAACCACTTAGCCCGTCTATTCTCAATCGTTGATCTCGGAACCCAGATAGTTTTATGGGAAGGCAAGGAAAAAGAACAACGCAAACTGCTGTTCCGTTTTGAATTGCATGGCAAAGACAATGACGGTAAGCCAATGGTGACTGAAGGTGGAGAGCCTTTAACCATCAACAAAAAATACACTTGGTCTATGTTTGAAACCGCCAAACTACGCCAGCACCTCGAAGCATGGCGCGGTCGCGCATTTACCGAAACGGAATTGCTAGGCTTCAACATTGAAAAGGTCTTAGACAATTTTTGTATGTTGACCATTGTTCAAGGAACTAACCAGTCTGGCAAACGCTTTGCAAAGATTGAGCAAATATCGTCGGTTCCCTATGACATGAAAGAGCGCGGCTTTCCCAAAGGCCATAACGCACGAATCCTGTTCTCATTAGATGAACCTGTATTTGATCATCAGACGTTTAACGCCCTTCCAGAATGGATTAAAACCGAAGTAATGGGTTGCCCAGAATACAAAGACGCGATGGGTTACACCCCTGCTCCCAAGTCCACTAAGTCCCATGATCCGATTGATGACATGGAAAGCGACATACCTTTTTAAGGAACGAACATGACAAAAGCATCTGAATCAGGCCATTGGTATGACCGTGACGGCACTCCCCGTTACACAATTATCGGCAAAAACGGCAAGGAACGCCCCACAACCCTGCGTGACGCTAGAGAACATGGATATGTGGTGTCAGTAACCGGAATTACAGGCCAATTAGACAAACCCGCCTTAGTAAACTGGAAGATTGACCAAGCCATCCTCGCTTCATTAACTCTGCCACGCTTGGAAGGCGAATATGAGGAATCATGGCTCGAGCGGGTTCGGGAGGATGCAAAGGAAACAGGAATCAATGCAGCATCCGAAGGCACGAAGATCCACGCCGCAATTCAAGCCTTCTATGAGGGCGAAACGGTGTCGGCTTATGTTGACCACGTTATAGGTGCAGAAAAAGCACTAGACGCGATGTACGGGCGTCAGAAATGGATCTGCGAGGCGTCTTTTGCCCATCCGTTAGGTTTTGGCGGCAAGTCTGACCTGCACCTCAAACCCTGCGAGGATTTCCCTCTAGGGTTAGTTGTGGATATTAAGACAAAGGAATTTGACGATCCCAGCAAGGTCGCGGGATGGGATGACCAGTTGTGGCAAGTCGCCGCTTACCGTGAAGGCTTGGGCATCCCTAAAGCACCCTGCGCCAATCTGTGGGTAAGCCGTACCGTTCCCGGTCTTGCGGTGATCTGCGGCAAGAAACATGATATTCCTAGCTGGACGCCCGAGGAATTGGATTGGGGCTGGGCCTGTTTTAGTAAGTTGGTTGAGTTCTGGAAAATCAAAAATAAATATGAGGTGAAATCATGAAAGATTATCGTCCGAGCTTTCAGCAATACGAACCGCCGTTGTTTGTGCAAATCCTTGCAGCCGTTTGCGTCTTGTTTGTCTTTTATGTATTCATTATAGGAATGTTAAGTCTATGACTATCCAATCCCTCACAATCGAGCAATTACAGTCCTTGTCGCCTAATCGGTTTGGCTACGCTACTCCATTACCCGAACTGTTAGAAACCGCCGCAAAGGCTCTTAAACAGGCTCAGGATTATGCTAAACAGGAACCTTTTGCTTATGTCATTTGGGCTGGGGATCATTGGGAAATCAACAATTCCCGCAACGGCACTCCGGTGTTTGTATTCCCGCCTAACCGTCAGCCTTTAACCTCTGAACAGATTCAAAAGATCGCCAATGACGTTCGAATAGTTAATGTGCCTTCTTTTATGGTTGAGGCTTTTGCTCGTGGGTTAGAAAAAGCCCATCAAATAGGTGAATAAATGAACGCCGTTACCGATACCAGCCGTGAGGCTTACTGGTCGTTAGTCGCCGAACGTAAACTGCAACCAATGGAAGAGGTGATTCTTGGACTACTCGCTGACAACATTCCTAGAACTAGGAAAGAAATTCGTGACGCAACAGGCATGGAACTGTCTGGTGTATGCGGTCGCGTTAATTCTCTGCTTGCATCTGGTGTTGTGGATGTTATTGGGGAAAAGACCGATCCAGGAACCAGAAAAAGACAAGAGTTAATTGGGTTTCGGCAACCAAAACTTTTTTGAGTTTGGTTAAACTGAAACCCTCCTCCCTTAGCCCCCGCTTGTTTGGGGGCTTTTTTTATTTGTGGCGTAAAGCGGGGATGGGGTGGGCTTCCGACAATGGCATCCGCTCATGCTCTTTGAGTTCTTTGTTTAACTCGTGGACTTTCTTCATTTCTTTTTGAAAGTCTTTTTCGATGACGTAGTGTTTAGGGTCATTGCATTTAGCTTTTTCGCGGGTGATCTTCATGCGTATATCCTTGTTCCGGTTTTATCAATAATCAGGGCTTGGCCTCTTGGCTGTTCCCCTTCACGATTTGGTACAGAAACGTGAGTCCAGCTATCAAACTCACGAATCACTTGGTCGAACGGTAGTCCTGAGCCAATAATGGCCTGTGTTACTTGATCAGGCGTCATTCCCGGCACTCTAATGTCTGCCGCACAACCTAACCTATGCTGGCTGGTGTCCTTTGATCCAACAGCGTCATTGACCTGTTTAGAGCGATAGGCCGAGTTAATCATCACCGGTTTGTTGTCTAACAGAACTTTAACACGCTCCAGAAATTCAGCCAGACGCATTAAATTGGCTTGGACTGCATCATCGGGTGAATTATCCCATCCATTGCGAACCGCTACGTCTGAACGGGTTAATTCCTCTAATGAAAAATGAGGGCTTAATTGGGTCATTGTGTTGGTGTGCTTTGATGTAGTAACTGATCTTTAGCCTGGCTACCTGCACTGCTACCAAAGTAGAAAGAGATAATCCCTACCCATGCACTGCCTAGGCTTCCCAACATAATATCTATCTCAGGGTTTTGTTTAGTCAAGCCCACCATCAAGCCTACCAATATTCCGAAGAATCCAACAGTGACAGCCAAAGCGAGAAAGGGCGGAACCCAGGACTTTACCGTCTTCTGCATATCACGGGCTGAAGCTGCGTCCGCATATTGCAGTTTGGCAAAGTCTAGGTTCATTTCCTGAGCTTTAGCTTTAATAGCAAGTTCGGCCTGTTGAATGGCTGCAACCTGTTCACCAGTTAGTTTTCCGGCTTCTACGGTTTTCTGTACTTCATCGCCTGACATACCTAAAGCGGATTCCAATGCGCCTACCGCCATACCGGCTACTGGAGAACCTAACGCCGAGGCTACCGTTGGAGCCAGTTTTTCTATCGTGTCTAACCAATCGCTCATTTCAATCTATCCCGTAGAGTTTGTTCAATAATTGCTATTTCTCGTTTATTGTCCATAATAAGATTTCGGTTGTCTTGAATCTCGCGCTCAAGGTCTTGCCGTAGTTTCTCTCTTGCGAGTTCTGCTGCTGAGTTCGTGGCTTGTTTGTTGTCGCTGGTAACTACCAGACTCACTTTGCCGTTTAGTACAGTAACCTCTTGATTGAGTGACGACAGGGTAGTCATTAAATAGACTACACAAGCAAATAACATGGGAAGAACTGCAAACGCGACTTTTTCAATAAGAGCAGATTTAGCGTGAGCTTCTTCAGCACTCATTAGTCTTTTCCCTTTTCAATGTGTTTGTTCCACAATTCAAACAAGGAACGCACTTTTTCTTCAACAGTTGTTAGTCTACCTTCCATCTTTGCCAGCACTATAACCAAGGTCACAAAACCGACTGCTATAGGCCATATTTTAGAGATGAAATCGACAATATCCATTATTTGTCTACTTTGTTGTCGAGCTTGTCGAAAATCTTGTTACATAATGCTTCTATGCGGTCGATGGCTTTATTGAAGTCTTCTTTGCGCGTGTAGTCGGAATGGACTTCGGCTGCGATTTCCTTAACGTCTGTCTTGAGGTCTTTGATAGCTTCCCAGACAGTCTTAAGAATCCATGCACCTAATGCGCCAATTAACGTAAATCCTGCGTTGATAAGTGTTTGGTCAATCATGGGTTTAATCCGCTAATCGGTGTTCCGCCCGTTTGCGGGCCTTTATAATCTAAACCTTTATACGCTTGTACACGCTTCTTTGCTGCTGCTGATTCCTGAACTGATTTGATACCTTCTTTGGCAATGCTTCCAATAGGTAATCCGATTGGTTTTCCAGCCAAATTACCAGCCATTTCTAGGCCCGTTCCAGCCAATCCTGCGGCTCCGCCCATTAGTCTTGCTAAAACAGTTGCGGTTCCTGACGTATTGATTGCGGCTCCTGCTGGGGGCATTTCAACATAAGCCGCTACTCGGCCTAACTTAGTTAAATCTTCAGCGGTTTGCGGATCAAACAATGATTGCATCTTGCCAGAATCTTGAAATTGCTTAACGGCTTTGTTGTAACTGGCTTGACCTACCCATTTCTCTTCACCAGCCACACCTCTTACGGCTTGGTTCTTTAAGTACCGAATACCTGCTGCTGAAAGGTATTGGGGAGCTTCCGGCATATCTTGAATGTTTTGGAACTTGCGGGCCATCTCCGCAACATTGTCCCGGGTTCCATTGACCACAAACTTTTGTACAAACTTATCGGGATCAACATCATTGATTGCTGCTTTATAGGCAGGATCGTTTGCGATTTCTTGAAAGCGTTGACGTGCTGCGGCTCGAGCGGCATCCGCCAATGGTTTAACTTCGGCTGCTGCTGTGTCTTGTATTGGCAACGCTTCCAGTTGATCTCGAACTACCGACAGCGCGTGTTCCATATTTCCATCGCCAGTCCTAGCCGCTTTTCTGCTTTCCGCAGCCAATCTGGTTCGCATGGTTTCAAAATCGGCAAACGTCATGGGCGCGCCTTCGGCGTAGCTATCTAGCATCTTGCTAAATTGTGCCGGCAGAAAATCTGTTGCCATGTCGGCTTTTAATGCGGCTTTTGCATTGTCTGCAAATGTCACGCTATCTATTGGGAAATCCCCGCCGTTAGCATCGCGGAGTCTTGTATATAACTGATTGATATTGTCTTTGATGGGCGCATCATAGGCTTTATATGCCTTGATTAAATTGTCGCCATCCTCGACTGCATTTGCTGCCATCACGTCAGGTCTTGCGCGGTCTTCAATTAAATCCAGATTCCGCGTCATTGCTTTGTTTTGATTGGCTCTGAACCCAGCGTCTTGATCCCTAAAGTTCCATTCATCAGCCCATTTGTTAGGATCGCGGGTTGCTTGGCCCTCTGTGAGCTTAATAGGTTCTGGAAGCGTATCCGCCTCGACGTGCCTAGCCAAGACTTCGGGATTAGCGTTTCTGCCAAACTTTTGAACGGCGGCCTGTAACTCCGGGCTTGCTTGCGAAGCCATTGATTCGGGCGTTACACCAGCGGCCCCTACTGAACCGGCTGGTGCGCCGGGGATAGGCGTAGGAACGGGTTCTGTTATCTCTGGGGGATAACCATTACGCATCTGCATTGCGCGTTGACGCCCAGCAATAATCGCACCCTGCGCTTGCAAGTCGGGATTATTAGCAACCGATGGTGCTTCGCGGGTTAATGCTTCCTGAGCGGCCCGTATAGGCTCCACAAACGGTGCAGCCATTTCTCCCGCAACATTACCTACTGCGCGGCCTACAGCCGATCCTGCAATCGGTCTGGTGACTGAGGATACTGCTGGGCCAGTTCTGGCTGCTAATCCTGCCATCAGTTCGGGATGACCTGCTAATGCCGCAGCGTTTTCTAATACCGGCTGGGCATAACCTAATGCGGCCTGTCCTGCTTCCGTTGGCTTAATGCCAAGAAAATCCATCGCCCGTTGCGCTTGCTCTTGAGCAAAGTTCCCGCCTTGAGCCGTTCCGAATTGCCCTGCCCCGATCTGTCTAGCAACACCATACAGGTTAGCCGGGACAGTCATTGCAGCGTTCCATGCGGTAGATACTGCCGCCGATGGGATACCTAAAATCGGGTTGGCTTCGCTCGGCTGGGCCGCTGATGGGGTATAGCCAGGAATACCGGGAATTTCTAGTGCTTTGGATGAACCGACAAGGCCGGGTTGGCTAACATAGCCCTCAGTTGCCCCACCTTTTGGCTGTTCTTCGGTAGCCTTGGGCGTCCAGTTTTTTCCTTCGGGATCGGCTAGGATTGCGTCAAACGCATTATCTTTTGGCGATGACGTAGTTATGTTTAAGGTTATTCCACCTTCGGGATTAACGGGTTCTGGTGCTTGTACACCAGCTAATGCGCGGCTTACATAACTGCTCGAGTCTTTTGTTTTGAACCCGCCGTATTGGGCTAACGCTTTGGAATAATCGCCGCCATTTTGTTTTGCCAGTTGCGATAAATAATAGTCGGCTGCTGCGCGGCTTTCGTTTTCGTCAAACGGATTGAATTTAACACCCTGACGGTGCAATGTTTGAACGGTTTCCGGCAAGAACTGATAAGCCCCTAACGCTTTTGTTTTTGCGTTAATAGCCGCAGCATCTCCACCGCTTTCGATCTGCTGAAGATTATCGAGAATCTTGGTCGGCGTTCCGTAGCTTTTGGTTGGATCAAAGCTGGGCTGGCTTACAACCTTCGCGTTCGACTTCCACTCAGGATCAGCTAGGATAATATCGAATGGATCACTCATTGTGGGGGTGCGGGTAGGCTAGATGGGGGGATTTGACCATTGACCAACATTTTGAGATTGCCTAACGACTGCATTGCGCGTTTGAACTGCGGAGAATCTTTGCCGCCCATTTCTCTAACGGCTTGATCGTATTCCATCTTTCCTTCCAATCCGCCAGCCATTCTCGCATTGTATAAACGCATAGCGTCCACGTTGAAGTTCTGGCTCCACGCATTGCGGAAATCCCGAGCAGGGAATATATCGGCAGATGGATTGTTTTTAAGAACCGCCTCAAGGCCGCGATTCTGCAATTCAAGTCCGGTATTGTAGGCTTGTACTGTTGACGCGGTACTGCGTAAGGCTTCGGGCGTCCAATCCTCTTTACCGATTAACTGATCGGCTTGAGCGCGTCCCGCATCAGAACCATTTAATCCCATTTGGTTAGCAAGTTGGCTACTGGTCAATGCCAAATAATGTCCTAGCCTTTGGTTATTGGTTGCAGCATCGCCGCCAGCCACATATCCAACAGTTTTAGCCAGACTTGATTCAAGTTGTCCAGGTTTACCTTTAGCTATTTGTGAAGCCAAAGTTTTGATTTGATTCAAACTGTCATTGATAACAGGTACGTTTTGCGAGGCTTTTTGTATATTTTCGCGGTATCCCATCAAGTCCTGACGGGTTTGCGATGATTCTGGCATTTGAGCAAATGCTGGCTGGGACGCTCCCACCATTGGAACGCCATAGGCGTTTTTGGGTACAAATGTCGGGGCGTTTGTAGTCGGGTTGTATACGATTGGGTATTGTTCGCTGGGAGCCAATCCGGGCTGATATGCTGGTGCAGTAGGTTTGACGCCTTGCTGATAAGGACTGACATTAAATGGCGTTGCAACCGTACCCGCTGGGGTCGCCACATTCGCATAAGTTGGAGCTTGGTTAAGCTGACCGGCTTGAGTCGCAATACCTGAAACCTGCTGGATACCGTTTCTCATGTATTGAATGGCGGCAACGGGATCGCTTTTGGCTAACTCAATAATTTTGTCGGTTCCGCTGTCTTTGTGCTGCGGAATCTTCAAGTCATTAATTAAATAATTTTTAGCCGCTTGGAGTTTTTTAACCATCTCATCGCTGTTAGGCGTTTGTGGATTAAAATCCGGGTCGGTTAAAAGACCGCCAAAAACGCCAATACTAGAGTTCAAGTAATGCTGGTTTCTTTGGAATTCATTAACGTCTGCTGATGCGCCAGCGGATCGCGCTTGGGCTAAAGCCGTTTCAATATCTGGCTGTAAAGTAGCCGCTGCTTTCTGTGTTGCAAGCTGTTGTTGCTGCAAAAGCAAAGGGTTGATTTGCCCGGCCTGTTGATAGGCTTGAATACCTCGGGCCATGTTGACCATATCTGCAAGCGATGTAGCTGCCGGGGGTTTAATATCTGCGCCTACTGGTGTGAAATCAGCCATTTTTTACACCAAGCTATAAATGTTTGAACTTGCGGCGGGTTGCGGCGCACCTATACCGCTAAAGTAACCGCCACCACCACCGCCACCGCTAGCTGCTTGCGGCTGCAACAGACTACTCAATAAACCATAATTTCCAGCGTTGCTTAAGCCACCAGCTAGGGCGTTTGCTGAACCAATCTGTCCGGCTGCTTGTGCGGTAGAGATGTTGCCTAGCGTATTACCCATTGTCCCCATTGCATTTGTTGTGGCTTGGGTTTGTTGTCCGGCGGAAGTCTGACCAATACCAGCCAAACTTGCTAGGCGGTTATAAATATTTTGGTTCTGTAATTGATAGTTATTAAATGCGTTTTGGTAAGCATTACCCGCATAGTTTTGGGTAAATATCTGATTGGCGCGGTCAACATTTGAACCGGGGCTAGCTGCGTTCGTACCCATTTGGGTTGCTTGCTGTCCTTGGCCCAGCATAAATTGATAGTTTGGAGCTAAGTAACTATTCAAATCTGCCGCTGTAAAAGGCCTATTCAGCGTTGGCATTAGGTTTTGAATATCACTCAATGCCGAATAACCCGCTTGCAAGTAAGGCTTTTGATTGGCCTGTTGCTGGTCAAACATCTGCTTTTGCAGAGCTAACGAAGCCTGTTGACCTTGTGCTTGAGTATTTGCGGCGTCTTGGGCTGCATTAGAACCGATCAATGCACTTCCAATGCTTGCAACGGCGGGGATAATAAAACTAAATGGCATTTTTAAGCCCTCGTAACCTTTTAAGGATTCTACTGAAATTAACTAATGTTAGTAATAATGCCGTTCGTAATCGTCAAAGTATGCGCTCCAGAGGTAAACGTACCTGTTGCGCCGTTGGATACCTTAACCGAGTTAAAACTAGGGTTCTGAAGCCAAATTAACCAAGCTATGTTTGGTTGACCGTTAGAATCCAGAAATGGCCCACGCGGAAAATTAAAATTAAAGTTGGCTGCATTTGTTGATGGAGTTGTCAATTTTCACCTACCTCTGCTTTCAAGTTAGCCGCAACAATAACCGCTTTAACTGGATCAGTTATAGATACTTCAAAGATTCGATCACGCGACCATCCTAAACGCCGCCAGATTGCACGATTCTTGTATGCTCCCAATGTACCAATAGATGTCCAATATTCGTTTGAATAGGTTGAACCGCCATCATTTGACCATCTCAGCATAGCTTTGGGATTTGCCCCAGGGGCCGGGATAATTGGTGTCCCTGCAACCGCTGTACCTGTTACAGCTAATCCCGCAACAGAGGTAAGCGAAGGATTGGCGGGGATAAAGTTAAGCCCAACCCCCGGCTCGAAACGTATCTGTAGTTCGGCAAAATATTGTCTTTGGTAATCGCTGATAAGATGCGGGGCTCTCCGCAGTCTTTTAATGGTTGTTCCTGCGTCCGTGTAAGCGGTAAGGGACAAGGAATAAATCTGCCCGTTCTGGTAATCGCCCACATAATAGTTGCCATTAAAATACGCGCCAGCGTTTGATCTGTGGCGATAATAAGTGTCAGTTGCAGCATTTAGCGACAACCATTTGTGCCACATTTTTGTCGTTAAATCGAATACCCAAGTTAGATTAGCCGTTGGAAAGGTCACAACGTACATTTCATGGCCTTCTAACTGATAGGTATACGCAATCGCGTCTGATATAACCTGACCAATCAAGGATTGTTCTACGGGATGGGTCGACAATCTAATGAACTGATAGCCTTGAATCGCCCCAATAATGCCTTGTCCTCGCGTGTCTTTTGATACAAAGACAAACTGTTCGGCAAATCGCGCAATCGAATAGGGGGCCGCACAACCATGCTGGATGGAAGAACCTTGAATACGGCTAAACGGGAACGAAACTACGCCGCTGATTGTGTTCCCTACGTCAATCCAGACTTCGGTTGTTACTTCACCTAGTAAAAAGACGTTGCGGCGGTCAGCAATAATTGAAACTAGATTGTCAGGCGAACCGTTTTTGGAACCGTAATAAGCATTTGTTGAGAACTGACTATTAAGGTCTGTAGCGGCCCAATTCTGGGTTCCTGCTTGGTTATAGATTACATAACCATCTACCGAATCTAAAACTTGTGCGCCCTGCCAAGGGCCATCTGTGGCAGGTAATGTTTGGAACGAGCCAGATGAAGCTACCCAATAATAACGATTAACACCGTCAGCCAAATATGCGACCAAGCCTTGGCTGGTAATCGTGTCAGTTATAGATATTGGGGTTGATGATGCGCTATTACTGGATAACGTACCGACCTGCACTACGTTGCCGTTTGTATCTATTGTGTAGACGTAAATCCCGGCAACCGCCATAAGGTATTTCCCACCGGATAACGCCCTCATTCCCCTAACCGGCGCACTTGCCAGTTGGTACGCGGCTACTAATCCCGGCGTAGGATATAACGCAACAACCCCTCTTTCCCCTGCTTGCTTGGTTAAATCAATCTCGGGGAAAAAGTTAATACATTCCTCGGCATTTTGGTAAAGCGAGGGGGTTGTATATGATGGGCCAACAAACCCGAAATCAGGCATTTTTTATCCTTAACGTAACTCAAACCAACCTGACAAACTACAGTTAGAGCTTATATTGTAAGTAGCACTCGGGGGCACAATGATCGTTAATCCGGGATCAATATTGTTGTAGTTCGTAGTATCGCAACCGTTTCTTGCGACCTGTGTTCCGTTAATCGAACAAGAAACATAACCTTCAGCAACCGAGGTACTAGAGCCCCAAACGGATACCATGATTGGGCGCGTTGTGCTGTTTGTGTAGGTTGTACCAAATGCGCGAGAACTGGTTACGTTAGTCCATGTTTGGCTTTGTCCAAACAGGTTATTTCCCGTAACCGCTCCACTTGACGTGACGTTGCCGTTTGTTCCTAAATTTCCAGAACTGTCTAATGTGGCAACGGAACTGTTATTTACATACAACGCTAACGATCCACCTGATCCCGTACCCGTAGCAGTCCCGATTCGCCCGGTGCTACCCGAAAAGTCCATAAATGTCCGGCTGGAACCTGTGGATAAGTTAGGGTCTGATCCGTAAGAGGTAAAACTTCCGTTAGCAATAGCTGATCCGTTAGTTGTGACCTTAAATCCGCTTACCAGCGAATTTGTGCCTAATCCTACGTTTTGGCTTGTATCTGCAAATATTGCGGGGGTTGTGCCGTTGGTTTGCAAGGTAAGACTTGAACTGGCTTTTACAACAGGGGCCGTTAAGCTACCCGTAATCGTGATGTTGGAGCTTTGGAATACTCCGTTATAAACAAGGTTATTCGTATCATTCAGCCATGCGGCTACGATAACTGTTGAGCCATCGACAAAGGTTGTGCTTGCCATATTAATTACCTAAAGAATCCACCGGAAAGAATCCAGCCAGCGTCTTTGCTGCGGCTGCTCGTAATAACTTCATCAAACCTCGATACTTGAGGCGGTTTCATGTTTGTTCGCTTAATCGTAGCCTTTGACTGTGCTGCAAAGGCCGTAATCATCGCTATTTGCGTTTGGCTGGCCTTTCCATACATAGGCATCAGTCTTTCAGCCAAGCACCATCTCAAAGCATTATTGAAGCCTTGGGGTAGCGTAATCTGGTCGGCTAAAGTCGAATAACGGCTAAACAATGTGTCTGCAAATATGTGCATCTCGCCTTGTGACGGATTAGGCCAGACAAAGATATTTCCCAATAACTCTGTGGGCTGGTAATACAGAGCTTTAGGCCAAGGGCCGTTTAAGGTCTTAAGGCCAATCATCTCGTACTGATCAAAGTTCAGAATTGAGATCGGATAATCAAGGCCGCCGTTGTTGATCGGCATACCGTTTGAGTTGGTATTGATTCGCACAAATGCCGAGTTAATCGACAAGGGACGCTGCCAATAAGCGTTGATTGTTGACGAGCTTACGGTCTGATAAGTGTTCAGAATGTAAGTCCCGGCTTCGTTGATATTGCCGCCAGCACCCGTTCCAAACGCAACAATCGTGGTTCCTGATGCGATACCAGTTCCGCTTAGGGTCATTCCTAAGCCAATCGCACCGCTTGAAATAGCGGTTACTGTTAGGACGTTGTTGGTAATTGATCCAGTAAATACCGCTCCAATCTGTCCACCGGGGCCAATCGTGTATTGGGTTTGGCCTTGTACAATCGGAAAGATGATTTCCGTCTTGTACGTCACCATCATCGACTCATTGCTCCATTGGTCGATCATGTCATTCATCATATCAAACGCATCTTGTGCTGCGTCTGCTGACGGTGTTTCCCCGGCTTCTAACGCCCCAATGTCCTTAAGAGCGCGGCTGACTATATCGAGCGGCGTAGTCATTAGTGACCTATTGCAAAGACTGTCGCGGTAACAGTAGTGCTTTCTGAATAGACCGTAACTGCTGTCTTGCTAGGCGTTCCGGCTGAAACAACAATCGCGGAGCTTGCACCTGCGGTGTTCGATACTACAACCGAGTTACACGCAACAGGAAAAGCGGTTGAGAATGTGAACGTAGCCCCTGCGGTCGTGGCAGTTACAGTTCCCCAATTTATAAGTAGGCCGCCGGGTAGGTTGGCATATCCACTTGTCCCGAACGAATTTGTAAACGCTTGGCTTGCCCATGTTGTACCGTTATCGACTAAAAGGTTTCCAGAGGTTCCTGCTGTTACAAACTGCGGGCTGGAAGTTCCATTTCCTAATAATAGGGCGTTGGCGGTCAATGTTGTAAGGCCAGTTCCGCCGTTAGCTACCGTTACAGGATAAGCAATCGAGTTTGCACCGGGAATATTGTCATAAGTTCCATAAGTTGTTCCTGTGGCACTTGTGACTACAAACTTGTAGGTATTACCCGCAATTAACCAAATCTCATTCGGAACCCGTCCAGCGGAATCTAATACGATTGGGTTTGGATTAGCGATTGATCCAGACGAACTGGTGTAGGTTGTCTGGTTTGAGGTGGTTCCAGCGGTATAGGTGTAGATTAAACCCGCCGCTAAAGGAACGGCATTGTTGTCAAAAAACTGCGCTCCTGCACCGGCGAATAAGGAAAGGTTGACGGCTGTCATGGGTTAGTCCTTGTGGTTTTCAGTATCATATCTCAGGCGTAAAAATCTGCGGGAGCCAAGGCGCAATTACTTTTTTCTGGGCTTCTAGTGCTGTTAGCTGTTCTGTCAGCCTAGTTTCAATCATATTTGCGCCATCTTTCGTGGTTTCGGCTTTTACCCACTCAATTACCATTTCTTCAGTAACTTCCAAAAACGGGGTTTTAAGAGATGGTTCATTAAAGTTCCACCATCCCTCAGTTTCGACGGTATTGGTTTCGTCATTAGCCGAACAAAAGTATCTTGCTGCAACAATCAAATCGTTATTTGAGCGAATTTCTAAGATTTTCCAGTTCATAGCTTACTCGTATAAGATGTTGATTGAGCCAGCATCAAATGTATCTGTGCCGTTTACTGTGGTTACTTGAAGTCTATCTAATGTGCCTGATATTGTTACGCCACCAGAAAAATAAGATATATTTGAATTGGCCTGATCCGACCATGAACCAGCAACAACCCAAATATTTGAACTCATAGCACAGATGGTAATTAAACCACTTCTGAGATATAGCGCATTTCCCGAGGCATCAATTAGAAAACCAGAGGTAGCAACGGTTTTAGTTGTATTTGTATATGCTCCTGAGTTGTACCCAGAAGAAGTATAGCTTCCTGATCCTATCTGTACTTGTACGAGAGACGATCCATTAGTTGAAACCCCGTTAAACATCGCAGTAATCCGTTTTACTCCAGACGGAATACCCGTAAACGTAATCGCTGTTCCGCTGGTCGATGCTTGTGCTGTTCCTAGGTTTGGAACCCCTGTCGTTAATACGCCTGATCCGTCCAATACCATCGTCATAGCATCACCTTAAGCATTAGCCGTGATAGCGGCTTGTACGGGTTCCAGAGCGGATCTCAGGGCTGCTGTAGTGGTAGCCGCAGCAATAGCCGTTCTAGCGGTAGCCAACAGAGCCAACCAATCAGCATCAGCCATCTTGTTTGCAATCCCAATCCCAGCATTTGTTGTGCGGTGTGATACTTCCGCTTTCGCAATGCTATTGAGATTATCAGTCTGCAACGCAATAGCTTTAGTCATGTTGACTGTGACTGTATCGCCGGTCAATTCCCATGCGTTGAAGTAATCGTTGTCTGCTTGGGGCAGAGTGGAGTCATCTACGATGATTGAGTGGCTTGGCGTGTCTTTGGCTTTAACAGCGTTAATGTCCATTTCGCCTGTGGGTACGCATACGCTTACGCCGCCGTTTTCGTTTGTGAAGATGATTACATTTGCCATGTTATTTCCTTATTAGTTACCGAATACATTAACGTGAGCATAAAGCGGGTCAAACACGCCTGTGCCTGTTTTGTAGTTATTCCATGTAAAGCCTGACGTTGTCGGCGTAGTGGATTCTAAAAGTTGGTTAGCTGTTCCGTTTGAAGCAGCACTTGCAATACTAGACATTAAAGACACAGAATAATTAGCGTCTGTCGTAGCAGTAGTAAAAGCCACAGAATAAGTTCCAGTAGAAACTCTAGTTACAGAACTAACGTTGTAAGCCGCACGAATTGAACCGTTTGTGCCATTAAAGTTTACCCAAGCCAAAGCATTAGTGGTCACACCGTTTGACTGTACTTTTAATACACCAGAACCATCCGCTGTTTGGGTTAATCCTGTTCCGCTGACTGCATTTAAGATTGTGGTCATGATTAGTCCTTAGCGGAAGACGGCAATGTTGGCATAACTAGCATCTACCGTTGCGTTTCCTGTGTCATTACATATTGTGTTGAATGATGTTGTGGTTACGCTTGTATAAGTTGAAAGAGCCGCCGATCTTCCGCTGTTGTTTGGATTGGCTGAAGTTACTACGCAATAATTTGCATCGGGCATAGCATTAGTAAAGTTAATTGTGTACGAACCTGTTCCAGTTCGAGTTATGCTTGACACATTAAATGACGCTCTGATCGTGACCGATGAAACTCCATTCCAGTCAGCCCAAGCCCTGCACAGCGTACCAATCTGTGTACTTGATCCATCATTAAACTGTGGCGGGGTTCCTGCTGTAGACGATTGGATAACGTCTGAGTTAAGCGTACCGTAGGTCATAGTAAGACTACCTTTGATCCGTTAGGGATCGTTATTGATGCACCTGACGCAATCGTGATCGGGCCAACCATCACAGCACTTCTACCGCTTGTGACTGTGTAAGAAGCCCTAATCGCACCAGACGTACCGTTAATGATACGGTTACGCATCACGCTGGATGGGGGGCTTAATATAAAGCCTGTGGAGTTGTTGATCGAGTCAGTCTGTACCGATCCCGCAATAACTTGTCCGTATGCCATCAGAGAACCACCAATCGTGAGCCAGATGGAATGACTAACTGCGAGCCCCCGGCAATAGTAAACGGCCCTGTTGTCATTGCCGATGATCCGGCGGGAATCGTATAACCCACCGTCATTGTCTGCGATGAAACGTGCAAAGCCTGGCTAGCAATAATCTGCGGATTACTGTTAGGCCAGTTAAATGACGGAGCAAATGCCATTAGTACGTGCCTCCTAGAGCGTAAGCCGTTAAGTTCGTTTGAACAGTCTGACTAATATATAGCTGATAGGTCGGCGGCAAGACCAAGTAAGCATAGGCTTTAGTCAACAAGAACGAATCAGTCGTATTTCCTGCCGTGATGGCTGTTACGTCAAATTCGTCATACAGATAAGACGTTGTGCCGTTATAAATCCAGATGAACAGGTTTGACGCGACAGAGGTTGCCGTAGCTTTAACGGTGATGGCGTCAATCTTTGTGCCGTTTGTTGAGGTAGCCGTTAGCTGAGTCAAACCCGTTGTACCTGTGATATTGGCGCGGGATGTAACCGCCGTTGCTGAAGCCAATGAACCAATACCGATAATCGGCGTTAAGGGAAATATAGGGGATGTATTTGCAGCCATTACAGGAAGCCTCCGAATTGTTGTTGAACATAAATATTACTTGCACCAGAGGTTGTTCCACCCCCGCCAGCCGTAGCCCATGCAAAGGCCGATCCCGTCCATTGTAAGTAAGTTGAGGCGATTGTGGGGGCTGTTATGAATCCAGTTGTGTTAGCCGCCGTTTGATACGAGATTTGGTTAGTTGCTCCAGCATAGACGTTAGTTGCATATTGGGCTTGTAAGTTAGCAACCTGTGTCGTGCTGGCTATGATTAACGGGGCTGTTCCGGTTGAAACTGTTGAAGCCAGTTGATAATTAAAGGTTGTTACGCCCGTAGTAGCAATGGTTGCTGCATCAGTCGCACTTCCATTGATGACAAAGTGAATCGCGTTTGATGTAGTCGTGCCGATTGCCAAATCTGCTGTGGTTGCCGTCAAATAGACTGCATTGGGCTGGTTAAATGCGCCCGAACCAGTAAATCCAGATGAATTCATACCAAAATCACCGTAATAGGTGGAGTCGGTACTTAGTGAATTATTGACAATGTAATCCGTAGAAGCAGTTGCTCCTGTATTACTGTTTTGGATAATTACTTGGTTATATGCCGTTGCCGAGCTTTGCGCCGTTATTAGCGCATTTGCTGGGGTATACGTTAGCGTTCCAATCGTTACGGATGTAGCATTTGCTGCGCCTATGTTTGGCGTAATTAGCGTGGGGCTTGTAGACAGAACAACCGAACCACTACCCGTTGATCCGGTTAAAGTTGGAGCCTGTGCGGCTGAACCTGTACCTGTGCTTGTTAGGAATTGAGGGGTTGTTGTGGTATTTCCAGCCAATAATGCAAGGGCTGACGCACCAGAATAAACGATTGAACCTAAAGCTGCGGTCAGATTCGCTCCCGTACCGCCAGACGTCATTCCTAGCGTTCCACTTAAGGTCACAGCTCCGCTTGATGCGGTACTAGGACTTAATCCGCTCAGGCTGGTTTGGAATGTTGTAACACCAGAACTCGACGAAGCGGCCCAAACAAATGCTGAACCGTTCCATTGCAAATAAGTAGATGCGGTTGTGGGCGCAGTTATGAATGAAGTTGCACCCGATCCGGTGTTATATGGGATTTGATTGGCTGATCCACCCGCAATATTGGTTGCTG